AAAACATTCAGATGTGGGCGCAAATTCATGGATCAATTTTAGAAGAACTTAATGCATCCGGATACACCGAGCTTGTATCCATGTTAAACGAAAAAGAAAATGATTTACTGCGTACAATGAAAAAGGCAAGTATGCCCGGAGCGGTTCCTTTGGCGTTCACACAGACAAGTCAATCGGCCATAAGCGCATTTAATTCGCTGTGGAACGCGCGGATTGGCAATCTCGGCAATGATGTGGCGCGCCAGATTCATGCCATTATTGGCGACAGTATTTTTGGCGGAATGAATATCTCAGATCTCGTTAAATCGGTCAAAGCAATACTTGAAAGGCAGTTTGTGCGCTATGCCACCACTTATGTAAACACCAGCCGGGCAAAGTTTATCCAAATGATGCAATACGAAGCCGCTCGCAATTACGATGGCGGATTGTTTTGGATATATGAGGGTCCGGAAGATGATGTTACGCGTCCGGTCTGTCGCGAAGGCACCGGGATGGATGTTAGCTCGATGTTCCCTAATGCGCCATATTTCACCGAAGAAGAGCGTATCGAGTTTGAATCATATAGCGCACCGGAGCGGACATATAATTGCAGACACACTTTCATGCAAATAACCAAAGAATACTATTACGATAACGTGAGGTAAATATGGCATATCGTAGAATTGATGATAATGATACTATTGAAATCCGCAGAGCGCAAGGCGGCAACAAACCGGAAACGCGCATAGTTGCGGAGCTAAACGAGTATTTCAGCAAAGAAGAGGACACGCGCTTAACCACGCTCGAAACCGATTCGCAAACCGCCAAGCTGATGCCGGAAAGCGCACCAGCAACACCGGTAGCGGCAACGGGAACAGCATTTGAAACCAACACACTGACTTATACCGCCAATACAAAGGGGGCTGCTGGTAATGGCATCGTAGTGAATTTGATTGATCCAGAAAAAGACACTGAGGCGGAAACCGTGTCAGTTAACGGCAGCACAATCAATGTAGTGCTTGCGTCTATAGAAAGCGCAATCACAAGCGATCTTGACGCGGTTAAAGCGGCTATAGACGGCAACGCGGCAGCAGCGGCACTCATCACAGTAGCAGTAGGCGGCACAGGCTCAACGCTCGTTACCGCAGACGAGACCACGCTTGAGGGCGGAGTTGACGGCACGGTAGGCAAGGCAGGCGAACTGCGCTATAACGATACCACTCTATTTGTATCAGTAGGCGCAAGCACGACTGCCGAATCAAATTGGAAATCAATAACATTTAACGAGGAATAACACAATGGCACTAAAAGAAATCTTGGATAAGATTGCGAACGCACTTCCTGCTGATGCGGGAAATGACATTCTTTCTCTGCTGGCAGATGCCAAGCGAGAGGCAAACACCGTGCTTGCGGATCTATCCGCAGCAAACAACGAATCAAAGGAGCGCAGATTGAAACTTGGCGAGATGTCAAGTCAGATTGATGCGCTTAACGCTAAGCTGGCGGATGCCACGAAAGCGAATCCTGAACTTGATTCGATTAAAGAGAAGGCGATAAAATATGATGAGCTTTTGCAAAGCAAGAAAACCGAAACTCTGAATCAATGGAAAGCGAAACACGAGCAACTGCAAAAGATTTTGTCAAGTGAAACGGACAAGCGCAAAGACAAGATCGCCGCGCTGATGCCTGACTTCTCAATTCCGGCAGAAGGCGAAGAGCTTGATGCCGACACAGCCGAACAAAACCTGAAATTGTATTCTGTATTGGAAAAAGCGGGAGCATTTGCCGACCCTGCTGATACCAAAACGGATTTCCAGCGAAAGAGCAATCCAGGTGGCGGCGAACCGAAAGAACCCTACACCTTCGGCAAAGCATTACAAAAAAAAACATGAGGTAAAACATGAATATCAGAGATTTTCTTATCTCGCTACAAAGTGAACAAGCGCCCATCGTAACCGATTTGGTTAAAAGCTTGGGCATTTTAGAAACCGCGCAATTCGGATTCAGCAGTGATTATCTGCGCCATGAGTTTGAAGTTCAGACAGATGATGGCGATGCCGCCGTCCGCGCAATCAATGGATCAATCGTAGCCACAATGTCAAACAGTATTCTTGGCAGCGTTCAGCTTCCGGCTATCGAGCGTCTTATTGAAATCGACAAAGGGCTCGCTAAGAAGTGGGGCGGCATTCAGGGATTCCTGAGCGACAAGAATCGCACGGTCGCATACATGCGCTCAATTATGCAAAAGCTTGCGAAGGCTATGATTTACGGTGACGACCCTACTTTTGGCGTGCCGGGTGCGTTCAAGGGACTGCATCAGATCGCCAATGCTAACGGTAATGTTGTTGCTCAGCTTTCAGGGACTACCGGAAGCAGAACATCCATCTTTGCCGTGCATTGGAACGAAGGCGAAACTCAGGTTGTGATGCCGAAAGAAGCCAATGGCGATGTCGTGCAAATCGAATTGGTCGGCGGAGGCACCTTACAAGCTCCTACCGCAGACACTACCACGAAAGCAAGATCACTTGTTTATGGCGCAAACTTCTGGGCAAATGCTGCTCTGTGCGCTCCTGCGAAGGCGTCCGTTGCCGCAATCACCCAAATCGATAGCGCTCACAAACCCACCGCAGGACAAATTGATTTGCTGATTGACGCTGTCAAAGGTCTCGCTGATGGCAAAACATTCCTGTATATGAATCGTGAAGGGCGCAGATACATAAAAGAGCTTAAAAACACTAAGCTAAGCATGGCTCCCGGCGATACCGGCTACAACACCGTAGTATCCGATTGGGATGGCATCCCGGTCGTCCTGGAAGAATCAATCCTCAGCACAGAAACCACTGCGCTGGACTAAAAAAGAGGTAAACAATGGCTTATAAAAATCGCTCCTATGTCGTGGATCAAAACCTGATCCTTAGTTCCGCACAGGCTTTGCCGAGTAGCACAAGCGCCGATTCTACCAATGTCGTTGACTATGGCGGAAACTCTGGTGGACTTGCTAAAATCGTAGTCAAGGCAAACACCAATATTGATATTGCTAATGGGAAAGCGCTCACCATTACTGCAAGCTATGGCTCCACCAGCACACCGACCGACACGCTTGATAAGGTGCTCTTCACCAAGACCGCAGGCGATGACGGATTCGCTTACACCGCTGGAGACACCATCGTAGAAGAGATTATCCCGGATTCGCTCCCGGATAACTATCGCTTCCTTAAACTATCCTATACCACCACAGCTGATGAGTCGACTGAGAAGGTTGACGCCTATGTGGTGATGACTTAACACTCCCTCCCGAGCGGGGCGGGTTCCTCCTTACCGCCCCGCACATTTAAGGATGTATAATGAAAACACTTGCAACGCTTGATACGATCTCACGCTGGGAAAAAGAGGTCAATAACCTAGGCGGACATACAGAATCATGGGGCTTGATCTCTGTTTCTAGTGAATCGCCGGCTACAATTTCGGTTTCTGATAATGTTGCAAAGGGGATATTTGCTCTTGCCGCGGGCGGTTTTTCTTCCGTTGTGGCAGAAGACAGTCTTTTGAGTATCCCGCTGACACAGACCGTATCTGTCGCGCTTTACGATTCCGGAGATGCGCACATTGATACATTTGCGCTCAACGAAGGGCATGGCGTTTATCTCTTTGGCGCAAACGGCATTGAAACCGGAACGCTGTCAGACGCGTCTGCATGGGCTGTCTGCCAAGCTTCGCGCACATGGCAAGACAAAGTTGATCTTGCGCATATGGTTGTTGAGAATGATGTTTTGACTGCGCTTTATAATCGCCTGAGCCAATACACAGATTCAGAAATTATCGATGCAATAACCAACATTGACGCGCTTGCGATTGCTGTTGATATGAAAGCGCTGGAGCTTATCTATATGGATTTAGCGAATAGCGGATTCAATCAATTGTATCAAACCAAAGCAACAGAATACGCGCGCCGGTATTCAGCTGAACTGCGCTCTGCGATTCAGCGAATTAACATCAATATTGATGGCAGCGCAAAAGATCCAAATCGCATCGTAACGCAGGGGATGTTGTCAAGATGAAGATTGACACTATCTCCGTGCCGCGCACAAATTTGCGATTTTCGGTTAGCGCTAATGCTATGAAGAAAATTGGTGACGAAGCAGTGCGCATGATGATCGATCGAACCAAGAAAGGCATCGATATTGATGGCATGCCATTCGCTCCATATTCGCCGCAATACATCAAATACAAGGGCGAAGCCGGGCGCGTTACTAATCCCGTTAATCTGCAATTTAATGGCGAGATGCACCGCTCAATGGTAGTCATGGCGACTAACGATAACGCAAATATCAGCTATGGAGATCGCCAGCGCGCATTGATTGCACTATATCATCAAACCGGGAGCGGTCAACCGCAGCGCAAGCATTTTGGCTTTACGTCTGCCCAAGCGCGGCGCATTATGGACATGCTAACGGATGCAATTCGCAAGGCGGTGAAAAGTGACAAATAAAATAGAGCCAGTTAAAGAGATTGTGCGCACCCGTCTAATGGCAGCGGGCATCAAACGCTGTTTGGATTATCCTGAGCAGATTGACGCTATTGGTAATTTCCTGCCAATGGCATTCTTGCGCTCCGGCAATACGCCAGTAACGCCAGTGCCAAGCGGATGTGTTCTAATGGACTATGCGCTCACAATATACATTATCTCACAGACGGGGATTGCCAAGACAAAGCACCATGAAGATTTGATCTTTGCGTGCGCACATAGCTTGATGCAAGACCTCGACATGGGCGGGACCGCGTATTCGGTTAATCTTACAGAACTTTATTTCAATGACTCCATCCCGTATGTAACAGACGCGCAACCGCAAAACAGTCTACAAACAAGTTCAATAACATTATCAATACAAATCAAGGACTCACGATTATGAAAATGAAATCAATCAATGATAAGCCCATTTATGGCGTATACGATGGCAAAGCGTATCTGCTGGACGGCGAGCCAAGAGACTATCCCGAAGCCGTCAAAAGAGCATATGCCGATATTTTAATTGACGCGTCTCCTGCACCAAAAGCGAAAGCAAAAGCTAAAGACGCAATCCCTGAAACGATAACAATAGACGACCCCGATGGAGGCTTAGATGGCTAACAGATTTGGCAATCAATACAGAATCGCTATTGGCGTAGAGACGAGTTACGGTAGCGGTTTCACACAAATGAGCGCTGGTCCGCCAGCTGTCGGAAGCGTGGCATGGGATGACCTGCTTGTGCATTCCGGCGTAATTAATATGACGCCTGTAATCAATACTTCTCCAACGACATACAAAAGCGGATTGACCGTATCGCATCCCTGTGAAGAGGTGCCGACCACCTCAATGGGCAATGTCACCGTTTCTGGCGATGCGTCTCTTGCTATCCTTGAAAAATATATTGGTGGAGTGATGACTAGTGAGCTTCCTGGAGTTGACCCTTTTCGTTTTAACACAGCAGACATTCCTTCTTTTGTACTGTACCAGATTTGGGATGATTTACCCGTTCAAACGAAATACAAAGTTAATCGTGTCAAGGGCGCAAAATTGCAACAGCTTGTCATTACGGGATCGCAGGGCGGACTTATCCAGTTTGAAGCGACCTTTGAGACACAAACCGTAGAGCGCGAAGAAGAGCAAACCATAACTGGCACTGATCTCGGCAGAACCTGCGGAACACCGCTTCAATTTGGTAATATAGTAGCGGATTTGGCAATGGGCGGCAAGGCAACCGCATTAGACACATTCTCCGTAACATTCACAAACGAGTTTACTGCTGATGCATCAAAATTTGCCAATAATATGACACTGTTCAATCCACATATTATAAAACAAGGCGGCGAGATTAGCTACACCTGTAATTATGATAGTACTGGAAATGAAGCTGACTTAAGCATTATAAGTGATCCAGACACGATTAATGTCGACGAGATTAACATAATATCTGGCACATCTTCCTGTAATCTTATTATTCCCAGTATCGCAACATCGCTTGATCTGCCTGATGTTGAGCGGGATTACTTCAAACTCAATTATACAGGTCGAATCATAAGCGATGGCGCAAGCAATCAGCCGGAAGTAGTGATACTGAATGGTCAATGATTAGGAGATAAGCAATGAGTAAGTTCAAAAATTGTTTCGCTACGGCGAATGATATGCGCGACTATGATGTCATCATTGACGGTGAGATCGTGGCGAAGGCGCACACTCTGACGATTCAGGATAGGGCAGAGATAGAGCGCAAAAGCATCACAAAAACCTTAAGCGCAAACGGTGTTAATACGGATATTAACTCTAATGCGCTCATGCTTTACACTGTGTTGCGCGCATTGGACTCATGGATCCTTGACGCACCGCTAAATGAAGAGAATCTCGGCAAGCATCCGATGCTGATGGATATGTTTAATGCCGTCACTCAACACGAATCGGATGTTGCCAAAACCATGCGAGACAATGAAAAAAACTGATACGATCGGTGGAGGTCTTATTCCGCACAGACCCCGCCGATCCATTCCGAGATAATAATATGAAAACTTCCATGTGTCGCCACTGCGAGTTAGACCAAACCTGCAAAAAGCTAACGGATTACCCTAAAATCAGTCCGCTATCAGCGTGGCTGATTAAGTGGCATTATGAGATCGAGGCGGGATTTGCGATCTATCCGCGTGGCGGCTCGTGGGAAAACCAATGGCAATGGTTCATCGATGGTCTCGGCATCGTGCGGAACACTGTTGCGCAAGAAGAAATGCGAAAAGCTCAAGAAGGATCGAAAAAACATGGCAGACTATAGCGGAGATCTAAAATATCGCATCACCGTAGATGGCGCAGAAGCGTCACAAGCTAAGCTTTCAAAGCTCGGAGCATCATTCAAGAGCGTAGCTTCGTCTGTAGCGTTAAGCGTTGCGGCGATGGTGTCCTTCAGGAAAGCAATCGAGTTTGCTGGCGATGCATGGGCAAACTACGAGAATGCTATCCAAGCGACACGCCAGATTAATGCCGCCCTGGAGTCAACCGGTAGAGCGGCAGAATTCACCGCGGAAGAACTCGGAGATATGGCTTCAGGGCTGCAGGCTCTAAGCAATTATGGTGATGAAGATATCCTGCAGGGCGTAACACTGCAGCTGCTTCGCTTTGATGCTATCGGCAGGGATATCTTCCCACGCGCACAGAAGCTTGTAATTGACCTCGCCGAATCTATGGGCGGCGTAGAAAATTCTGCCAGAACTCTTGGCATATCTTTGGCTGACCCAACACTTGGTCTCACGCGCCTACGCAGAATCGGCGTTGCATTTAATTCCACACAAGAAGAGCAAATCAAAAACTTTGTAGAAACTGGGAAAACAGCGGAAGCACAAGCGGTTTTGATGTCTGCGTTAGAGGATCGTTTTGGTGGTTTGGCTTTGGCGTCTGTATCTGCTACCACGCAAATGAAAAACGCTTGGGGCGATTACTTAGAAGGTGTTGGAAATTCGCTGGTCTTTTTCGATGGAATCAAGCGCGGCATTACGGCAATGTTGGTCAGTGTGGCGGGGGCGCACGATGTTACATCGAAATCAGCTCAGCTTGCTGCGCTGGAAACACAAAAAGCATGGGGCGAAGCGACAATAAACATTAGCAACATTGTCGCCGATATATCTACTGAAGTTGTTGCCGTTATCGATGGCGTTATCAAGGCGTTTGATTTTGCCGGGAAGGCAATACCCACTGCGATTAGGCTCGCTATGGATGGGTCGTATTTAATCGTTGCATCTGCCATGAATTCTATCGTTGACCTAATTGTCTCACCAATAGAAGGCCTGTTTAATGATATTGATGCTGTTTATGCCAAGATAAGCGGAAAGTCGCTTGGTATTACCAATGCTTTTGACGCCGTGCGCATCGACGTTACCGGGGTAAGCGCAGACATCTCCAGTAGCGCAGACGATATTTCTGTATTATGGGAAGATGTTGAGGAGTTTTATCGCACGTGGGGAGATGTTGCATCCGGTATTGCGACAGGAAAATTTAGCAATGTAGATGAACAAATTAAGTTGCTGCGCGAAGGCATCGACGCACAGCGTAGTGCAATTGAAAAAGGGCTTCTAAACGTAGATTTATCTGGACTAAAAGAAACAAAAGACAGTAAGGATTCTCCCGGCGGTATGGGCGGGGATATTGCCAAAGCAGAAACAGCAGAATTGGCTGCTGAGAAAGAACGCCAGCTGTCTATAGTAGAATCCTTTGTCAATTCTGTTATCAATCTTAATGCATCTGAAGCAGATGCCATCACTAAAAAGTATGCGGATATGCGCACAACAGCAGCAGCATATTATGCAGACGGCTTGATGTCCGAACACGCGTTTAGCGAAGCAATTGCGCAGATAAACCAAGCAGAACTTGATGCCATTGCAAATTTGGAAGCTAAGCGTCTTGATCTGCGCATACAAACGCTGGGCTCGATTCGCGGTTTTGAAGATGAGTTTTACTATGCAAGGATTACGCAGATTGATGCCGAAACCGATAAGCTACGCGAAGCAGGATTAGCAGAGATAGAGATTCATGCATGGGTGCAAGAACAAAAGCTTGCACTTGAAGCTGAAATTGACCAGCGCAGAATTGACCAAATGTCTGAATATGAGCGCTATGTTCTGGGCTCCAATAAGCAGATAATGGACACGCTGGAAGGCTCTCTTGCTAATTCACTCGCAAGCATGATTTCCGGGACCAAATCCGCGCTCGATGTGTGGAAGTCTCTCTGGGCAAACATAGCCCAATCTATCATTGCAGAAATCAGCAAAATTATCGTAAAGGCACTATTCGCTAACACACTGCTAAAAGGTCTTGGAATAGCAACGGGCAACATTGGCGCGTTTTTCGGAATAGGCACCGGAGCAATGACACAATCTCAAGGCTTCATTGGTCCCGTGAACCAAGCTGGTTCTGATCCGTTCGCGATACTTTCCGCTATCGATAATAATGCGAACCAAACAACAAGTGCGATAATCCGGCAAGAGCGGGATAATAATGCGTTATATTCGCTATCAGAGCGCATTGATAAGCTTGCCACGGCAATAGAAAACAATAAGCCACAGATTTACACTCAGGTAATTGAAGGCGTTCCATTCAATAATGCAATTAGAAGAGCGGCAGCGGTGGCAAATGAATTATAGACTGATCTACCGCCTATACCCGTCGTCAGCAGATGCCATATTCGACGACCTGATTGATGTTGACATTACACCCTTGAACGCGAATACTGATGACCTTTTTTCGTTCTCTGGGCGCAAATGCACCATAAAAATGCCATATGATGATAACGCTAAATCTTTATTTTATGATGGTGATAATCCAAATGATGTTTATCCCGATTATATGCGCGGGCAGTTCGATCTGGTAGATTTAGATGATCCTGGTGATTCCCTTGTGTTTCGTGGCATGGCAAAGCTTGAGTTCGTTGAAATTGACGAATTGCTCTCAGAGATCAAGCTACGCCTTTCTGATGCGCTCGACGTGTGGATTGACATTGCCAAGCGCACTGATTTTACAATCCCGGAAGGGGATGTCAAGACCGTAGCCATGCGCGTGGGAAGTGGAGACTACACCGTTGTTGATTTCATGCGTGAAATAATGACCGGGTTCCCAAGCCAAATGAAGGGCATTGACCTGTTTCACTTCTTGGCAATTTATGCGCAGAACGTCAACCTTATATTTAGTCAATATGCAAATGATTTTCTGCAGTGGCAGACCAACTCAAGCCTATCGTCTACGGCTATGTTTGCGTCTCAATTCGGTGCTTACGTGTGGCAAACTGAACTCGATGTTATTAAAATTACACTGTTCTGGGTGTTTCGCGAAAACTTAAACGAATGGGAAGCTTTTCAAAGAGCAGAAATCCGCGCGTGGTCTGCCAAGGTGTATCTCGCTAATCCGTTCCAGCCCATAGAGGAAGATTCTGGATATATCCGCAACATCATAAACGAAGCTGACCTAAAGCTACGCATTAAACTCGCACAGCTATATCCGGCAAATATATTGCACCAAATTGACGGGCTTGATCTTTCCAAATCGCCTTTGTATGGAGGTGATGAGCTTCCCTTTGAGCCGTTCTATGCTGCAGAAAATCATAGCATTGGCTATGCAAACGACGTATTAAATTATAGCGGATATATTCAGCTTGATCCAGTTACGATCCCACCCGGATCATATAACTATGCAAAGATACTGCGAGCCATGATAATGGCAAACAGGCTTGCTGTTTTTTCCGGACCCGATGCGATAACGATAAAACAACATCTAATCGACCCAACAGCGGATACATTGGAAGCTACTGCTATATCAGATGATGACATAACGCATCTACAAATCCGGGGAACGCTGGGCAAAATGAACACGCTTGACGACATTAGCGCACTTGGCGGAGCGCGCGCCTTGATTGTTCCGCTTCAACAGATCTATAGAAACATATTAGGGAATTTCCGCAAACAAATAAGCTTTTCCGTGCGTTCAAGCATAGCAAACAATTTACAGATATTCAGCAAGATAAGTATTGGCGGAAAAGTATATTTTGTAACGTCAATTGGGCATCCCAAAATTGACGAAACCAGCGAAATAATTGCAATAGGAGAAAGATAGATGAGAATGGTTTGGGGTTTTGGCGGGGCTAAATTTTCGCAGCCGGATAACGAACTATATACAAAAACATTCCCGAACGCAATCGGCACAATGTGGGTAGAAGAGGAGTCATCGTCATGGATTACGCGCAACCGGAAAAGCGTCAAGGTCGTTCATGGCTATCGCGTATATATGCGCATCCGGTTATTCAATGTGGATTTAGGCGTTAATACTGCGCGCCAGATTACCGGGCTGTTCAATATTCTATCAAACTGCCACGAAAGCGGGATTATGGTATATCCGCGCTATAACGAAGCAACGGGATCTGCAGAAGGATATCTTTGCCATTTAAGCGGCAACATCTCTCCCCAGGATATCGCTAACGTTCCTGTCGGGCAATGGATTGATTTCGAATTTAAGAGTGTTAATCTGGTAAACCGCATACCAACCGCAAGCGATTATCCGGACATTTACAACCTGGTAACCACCAATGGGGACAATATAGTCACAACAAACGGTAAAAATATTACAGTGAGGAAACACTAATGGTAGACATAACAATTCAGGATCTTAATCTAATTACATCGCCATCTCTTTTGGCGAATGATGATATTTTCCACTTTCAAGATGAATCTGACTCTTACACTGATAAGGGGGCGGCTCTATCAGCAATGGCGGAATTTATTTTGCGGGAGAAAAGCATCCCTTCTGTGGGAAGCGAAATTGTGACCGATTCGGCGACACAAACCTTGACAAACAAAACGCTCACATCGCCTAAGATCAATAGTGCTACTACGATCACCGCTAATGGCGCGGATATCAACAAGCTCTCAGGCATGACATCGTCAACAGCTGAACTGAATAAGCTCACCGGAGTTACAGTTACACCCACCGAAATAAACAGGCTATCTGGAGTAACAAGTAACATTCAAACGCAAATAAACCAGATCTTAAACCAGTCTCAAGATGTCACAAACAGAATTTACCATTATTCCACCGGTGTTGTTTCTGGAGTAACATCGCAAATCATTAATGAAGCAACCTTAAGAGCAGAACACAGAATTTCCTCAGTGTATAGGGTTGATCCTGATTCAATAGGTGTAAGTGTGTACAAGCTTGATAGCGCGCGCTGGTATTTACTACCGCCAGCGTTATCTTCCGAAGGAATAGTCTTTTTCAACACCACCACAGCAGGAACAGCCAGTCAAACCGTATTAAATAGCATAAACGTATTGCTGTTAAGCTCAGATTCTTATCGAATTGTCATATATTATAAAGTTTTAGCATTAGCAGGAGTATAAAATGAAACATTTACAAATCGATCCTAACGGAAATCCTATGCCGGTATTTTTCCCCGGTACAAAAACAGCAAACGCAACAATCAAAGTTGATGGCACAAGTGCAAGTGCCGCAACCACAAACGCAATCAATGCAACCGAAAATACGGTCGTTCGGCTGGTTGCAGACGCAGATTGCCATATCGCCATTGATACGGCACCAACTGCCACAGTGGGAGACATCCCGTTGATCGCGGGGTTGCCAGAGTATTTTGTAATCAGTGCCGGAGCTAAAATTGCGGTTCTTGGCGCAAACATTTACATTACAGCACATACAGGAGACTAATCATGTTTGACACAATTCTTAGTAATATAGACAAAATGCAGGCCATCGTGGTCGGCATGTCTGCGCTGATCGGAGCAATCGTGACATTGGTGATCACCGGTATCCGTGAATACAAGCGCATCCGCAAAGAGATCGCTGCAGAAGAGTTCAAAGAAATAGCCGCACCGTTTAGCAAAATTGCCGAGACTGAACCTATGAAGGTGCTGGCTAATTTGATTAAGCCGCCCATAGACGATTCGTCTATTATTGCCAACAGCAATGAGGGCAAAGCGTTAATCGTTGGGCAAGCTGCGATTGAGAAGGCACAGAAAGATAAGCCTTCGCTTTTGAAGAAGCTTGGCATCAATAGCGCTGCCGATGCCGTGCCGATTGTATCGAGCCTGTACAAGCTCATCAAACCACTGGTGAAGAAATGAGCGCTCTCGGTCTCGGCTTAGGTCTCGGTCTCGGCTTGTCTCGTGCGCAGGGTGGGGGAGCGAAGTCTGCCATTTTCACCTTCACGTCCACAGGCACAGGCGCAGACACGGGCACATTGTCTCTGTTCTATCCTGCATCCGAGGACGGCAAGATAGTGAAAGCCACCGGAAATGTAAAGCTTGGCGCAGAAGGCAATCTCACGGAGCAGGTAATCAATGGCGGCGAAACCAATACATTCATCGTCACCTGTCTATCTGGCACGGGCACATTGGTGTTGCCTAATACTTACACCAGATTTTCCGCTAACACCAGTAACACATCTGTCACCAATGGCTGGGCAACAAGTGCCAATTCTCCATCGCTCGCTTTCGATATTGCGACTCTTCCCATTGGCTTGATAACTTTCAGGTGCCAAGGCTCAAATACTATTAGTGGTAAATTACCTACTGACTGGAAATCAATGCGGTATTTCTGGTGCTATGGCTCAAATACTATTAGTGGTAAATTACCTACTGACTGGAAATCGATGACTGGTTTCTATTGCATGGGCTTAAATACCATTAGTGGTAATTTACCTAAGGAATGGAAATCGGTGACGTATTTCTATTGCGTTGGCTCAAATACTGTTAGTGGTAAGTTACCTGCCGACTGGGAATCAATGACGACTTTCAGGTGCTATGGCTCAAATACTATTAGTGGTAAATTACCTGCAGACTGGAAATCAATGAATTATTTCCAGTGTGGTGGCTCAAATACTATTGATGGTATAACAGAAGGCGAATACGCAGGAGACAGCAACAGTACTATGCGATATCTGCTTCTGAATTCGGATAATGATCTCGGGGGACTAAGTGCAGGAGACCAAGAGTTTCTATTGAAAGGCAAGGCAAGCCGAACATGGGTTGAGACTGGGGGTGAATTCAATCTGAATTCGTCAGCAACAGGGATGGAGTCGATGGCAGACACGGCAATTCCAGGGCGATGGTTTTCCGCGGCTGGAGAGCCAACGGAGGTGGCGGTAGCCCTCAAGACGCTGGTAAAAGACAAGAGCGTAGTAGTGTCACTCAAAGGCTTAACCATGCCTGGCACATCTGGCGACGGAGTTGGATTCCCTGCTGGATTTGGGGATTGGTGGAGGTTACCATGAAATACGTATTGCTATACAAAAAAGCTGATAAGACTATCATAATGCAGCAGCAAATGCCAGATGGAACACGACCGATATATAATCCTGCCATCTACGAGATGGTTGAGTTCGAAACCGAGGCAGAGATGTTGGAGTATATAGCAGAGAATGAATTGATAGCAGAACCACAGGAGACAGAATGAAACTTACCAATACATGGAAACACTTGGGCGTCATGCTTGCCGTTGGGCTTGCTGTTTGGGCTTTCGCATACATAGGCAAGGCGCATGGTCTCGGATACTTTCCTAATATAGCAGCGTTTATTGTCACCGTTTATGTTGAGTATCGGCAATGGTCAAGGAGCGGTAAGCCGTTCATGGCATTGGTGAGAGAGCGTGGATTCGACACGCTCGTGGATGTCTTGGCAAGCAATGCTGGCTTCTGGCTCGGATACAATCTGCTACTCAAACTAACGGCTGGCGGATGGATAGTGTAATGGCTAACCTGAGCAAGAACTTCACCACAGACGAGTTCGCTTGCAAATGCGGATGCGGATACGATACGCCGGAACCGGAGCTTGTGCGCATGTTGCAGGCGACTCGTGACCTCTACGGCAAGCCTATTAGGATCACCAGCGGATGCAGGTGCATCAAACATAATCGCAATGAGCGTGGCACGGCTAATTCCGCGCACATATACGGCAAGGCTGTTGATATAGCAACACCGACCGGAG